TTAGCAAATTCATCACTTTTAATCTAACAAGAGGGGCTTCTGCTAAAGTTAATGCATTAGATCCGTCTCCACTGATATCTAAATAGCCTGGATATAACATGTGTATTAATTTTTGAACTCTTCCAAGGTTCTCAAATGCTTCGCTTTCTGACGCTGCTGGAATGTCAAATGCTAAACTTATATCTCTTGAGGTATTTTGATATATGTGTATTGGATCGGTTCTACCAAATACTTGCGATGTGTTATAGTTTGGAGTATATGTGTCCGAGAAAGTTGTGATAAAAGCCTTGAAATAAACATACTCCTCAGTTGGTTCAAAGAAAAAAGAAATTACTTGCTGCTTAACATTTGCAAGAAATTCAGTTCCATCTACTAAATTGTTGCCTTCATTTCGGTATTTTCTTAAATTAAACTCTGATATTAGAGGTGGTAGTTTTTCAGACATTATATTACACTAATCCTTTTTGACCAAAGCTCGATACTGATTTGACAACTTTTGCGGAGAACATGTCAGAGAAACCATCTGCTAGAGAGATTTCAACCTTGGAACTTTCCGCATTGCCATTCATATTTGTGGTGTTATTATTCTGTATAGCAGTATTCACTGCATTTGAGCTTGCAACAATTGGAGATGCCTTTTGCATGATAGCTGCTTTAACCATGTCTGCTGTATTCGCCATAGCTGCTGCGGTATTTGCGGCAGCGAGAGCAGTCATTGAGGCAGTGAACTCTATATTTTTCAATGTTGGTATTGAAATTATGGCTGTTGCAATTTTTAGAATATTTTCAGCGGCGCCTGGATCTGAAAGAACTCTGAAGAACTCAGTTGCATTACCAAGCACACCGCTTAGGGCATTACCAAAGGCATCAAACATTTTTGCCATAGAATTAAACGGATTGAGAACTTCAAGAATATTTACCGCAACACTTCCAAATGCTAATGCAATTTTTTCAATGCCTTGAAGGAAGTTTGAAGCATATTGTTTTTCAAATAAGTAATAGGCGATACCAGCAATGCCCGCTGTCAGCGCTAAAATAGCGGCAGAGGTTGCTGTAATCGGTAGTGACGCTAGAGCAATGCCAGCGCCAAGAACTATAAACGCTGCACCAAAAGCTCTAACAACATCTGTGTTTTCGCCCATGAAATCAACCATACCCTCAAGCAATTCAACTAATGGCTCTACAATTGGAATCATTTCAGCAAATACAACATTTAGTCTTTTTTGAAAGTCTTGAACAGTTTCTGTTCTCTTGGCCATCTCCTCGTAATCAGCAGAAGTCATTTTTGCTTCTTTACCAAGTGCAGCAGTATTGCCGGAAAGAGCAAGAGCAAGTTCGCTAACATCTTGAAGACCCATCGCATCTGCATAGAACTTACGTTGAAAGTAAGACATATCATCAAATGATAGTCCTGCATCTTTGATGGCTCCCGACATCATTTCAAAGCGAGCAGCCGGATCTGTCTCAGTTAACATTTCCATGGCATTGATAAAATTGCCACCAAGAGCAGCATTTAATTTTCCAGCTTGCTCAGCAGCGCCTTCAAATGTGTCAAATTTTTCTGTAATTTGCATCAGCCTGCCCATCTCAATACCAGTAGACTTTGCTGTTATTGCAAGTCTTTTAAATGTTTGTTCCCCCGCTTTACCAAACTTGGCAAGAGATGGTGCCGCCGATGCAAAGTCCGCAGCCATTTGGCTTGGTGCAACACCAATGGAAGATGCAAATGCTGCCAAGTTTAGCTGGGTTTGCTTTGCTTCTTCAGTTGTGGCGCCGAGAGCCTTTGTTGATAGTTGTATACCTTTTGCAAAATCAGCACTTGATACACCAAGATTACCCAACATTGTTCCAGTTACTGCAAGTGATTTAGCAGCCTGATCATTTATTAAAGTGAAATCGGTAAATGTCTTTGATAACTCAATAGCAGTTCCAGTGAGTTCTTTCAACGAACCACCAAACTTACGAGTTTCAGCAAATCCAGAAACGATAGTCTTTGCAAACTCATCAGAAACACCAGTTGTCTTTTGTATTTCTTTGGAAGCATCCGACATAGCTATAGCAAGTTTTAGAATTGCTGCGCCTGCCGTTGCTGCCAATCCTACAAGACCAGCCATAGCTGGACCTGCGGCGCCGAGAGAAGAGACTAATTTCTTTTGAATTGCTTCAGTTGCGCTCTTTCCAATTCCGCCTATGGCTGACATAAATTGTTTACCGGCATCTTCACCAGCAAACATGGCTTCACCGGCTCCACCTAGTTCTTTGGACAAAGATTTTATAGTGTCTACAAATTCTTTCGTCTTTTTTTCAGCTTCTTCTGTTTGTTTGTTATATTCTTTTAATTCTTCATTGTTTGCTCTTATGGCTTCTTCTAATCTTAATATATGATCTAAATGAGCTTGCCGAGTTGCGGCGTCGGGCTCGGCTTCTGCTTTGGCTTTTATTAATTCTATTTCTGCTTCTATAGCAGCATTTTTTGCGTTAACTTTACGTTCTTCATCACTTGAAGCCGCCGCCGCCGCAAGTCGGGCGTCGGCTAAATCTTTTTGTGCTTTCGCAGAACGAACAATTAGTTCTAATTCTGCTTCTCTGCCCTGAATTAACAACTTAGTTTGATCTGTAGCTGCGGCGGCATTCTTTACTTGTTCAGTCTGCTCAGCATTTAAAGAGCGTAAAAGAGTTATCAATTGCTCGACTGGTGCGCCGGCGTCTTCTAATGCTTTTAATTGTGCTGCAAACGCCGCTGGATCAAAAGGTGGAGCCATGTAAAGTTACCTCTCCCTATAAATAGGCTTGCTATAAAAAAGCAAAGACTCCCACAAGGGAGCCTTTTTAGAATGTTTTGGGCATTTTAGGTTGATTGTGAGTTGTTAAGGTCTGCGACTTGCCGCCACCCCTTGATGCTCGCTCCATTGCTTCAGCTTCTGCCTCAATTTGTTTGATTGTTCTCTTTATAAACCACTTTCGAAGCCCTATGGGAAGGCTGTAAGCCTCTGAAAAACTCCAGCCACCATTGTACTTGAGGAAGAAAATCTCTTCATACACTCCCTCATTATATTCATCGGTCAGGCCAAAAAAAGTTTGCCGTAAGCGGCACCTCCATTTCTTGCGTATGACCACAATTGGTGCAAGAAAATTCTTGAGTTAAGTCAACATTTGGGGTAGCCATTCTTATTACCATTCTTAAATGTCTTGAATCAAAAGAAGGTAGATTATTAGCAACATAATCTAGTGCTTGTCTTGAAGAGTCACCATTTGCGCTAACAATTATTGAAGATAGTTGCTTTGAAATGAGACCTTCATCGGGATTTGAATTTATAAGGGACTTTTCTTCAGCGCCTGTTAAAAGCTTTGCAACAACGGTAATTTGTGTCTTGGGTAATACACAGGTAATTGTACCATCACCGTTGTCTGTTACACTTAGGTCTTCTCGAATATTGCCGCTTTCAATGTTCGCAGAATTTAAATTAAAGCTATAATCTTGTTTTGTTCCGCATGAAGGGCATGCAACATTTGTGCTATAATCACTTCCATAACCAGAGACTCTGGCAGCAATAATTATTGCATTACGATCACCAACCAGTAGCGTAGATGGATTTATTGATTTATCTACAATAAGGCTTTCGATTAACTTGTCGAGTGCCAATCCTTTTTTAAGAAGAGTTCTCGATGTAAGAATATCTTCTTCTTTGGCAGTCATCTGTTTTATTTCTAATGAGTGTTGCCCATGAAGTGGGTGTCCCTGTGGATAGAAGCGTCCCTGTGAGGGAAGATCCACAAACTCTGTTGGGACTACAAACGAGAAACCCCCGCCACCCTGTTGTGGTGGAGGGCTCGTATCAGGCTGTTGAACGCCGCCTAGGCGATCCTGATTTCTTGACAATTTACACCTCGCGTTTTATATTGTCTAAATTATACGTTGAAGAACTCTCTACCACCGCCAGCAACTGCACTAGAATCATTGGCTGTTTCAATTCTTGCCCAATCATAACGAAGAGTAATGGAAACCTCAGTTAGATCAGCGTTGCTGTAATCTAGTGTTTCACCGTACTTGATATCTTCAATGAAAGGGTTCCAAAGGGTCCAAGTCTCCAGTGGATTACCATCAGAATCAATTTGGGTGATAGTAACTGCACCGAGTGCTGAAGTTGCTTTAGCCTTTGAAATGGTTCCAAGAGAAGTAGTATCAGTTGGGGGAGCATAGCCGCCCTGAGTAATAATGTCAGAGAAGGTTGCAGACATATCTGGATCAACTGGATCAACCATGGTGATAGCGACTGAATTCCAAGTTACTCCAGCAGGGTAGTAGAATTTGTGGTTTAGGTAGCTATGTTCAGTATTGGCAATTGTAAAGGAAGGTTTTGCAGCAGTCTTAGCATACCAAGCAACAGCCCCACCCTGAGCAGCGTTAATACCGCCGAACTCTACGATAAATCTAAAATTACGCTTTGGATCTTTTTTGTTTTGATTGTCACCAAAGTTTTCTGACCAAAATGGCATTTGTTGGGTTCTCCTATGTTTCATAAGTAAGTAGTGGGTGGGGGCAAAAGCCCCCAATTATCAGTCGTCAAATGATGCGCCGGTTGAAGCAACAATGAAGTCAATTGCGATGTACTCGATTGCTCTTGCAGGCTTAATCATAATCTTAGCGTAAACAACATTCTGATCGATAAGGTCAGGGGTTGTTGTAGTTTCGTCTAGAATAAGGCGGTAATCAGTGATACCAAACTGAGTCTTGACGTTTGCAAGGAATGGCTCAATGAGTCCCTTGAAGCGGTTCCAAGTTGCCTGTACGTTCTGCTCAAAGAGAATCTGAGTAGAAAGAATGGAGATCTGCTTCTTGAGGAAGATTACTAGACGGCGCACATTTATGCGGTCTAGAGCAGATGGACGCTCTTGAAGGGTCTTCTGTCCAAATACCACGATGCCAGAACTTGGGAAACTAGCGATTGGGTTAATACGAGCTTCGTATAGGATATCACGTTCCTTGGAGGTAAGTCTGCGAGAGACGCTAGTGACAGGAATGCCTGCTGCGCCATCAGACAGCCCACCACGGTTGAAGCCAGCAGGGGCAAACCAGATTTGTGATGATCTTTCGGAGCTTGCAAGAACGCCCATCATGGCCACAGTGGGGGGAACCCAGAGTGCTTGACCAGTTGGCTCATCTACAGTCTGAACCCAGGGGTAGAATGTTGCGCCATACGATGAATCAATCTTCT